CCATAGTACTAGCATTTGGATCAGAGACTGGAATAATATCAACTTTATCGTAGTCTTCTTTCTTAGCTGAGGGTTCAGCATCAAACTCTGGCATATAGTCGTAAGCAGGGGCAGTATAGTCTCTTACCAACGCTGCAATTAACTTAAACTCTTGCTCCATCGAGTAGTGAACACGAGCCTGAACAGCCGACATCACCTTTAGAGTTCTTTCCAAGATAGCCAGTGTAGTACCTACTGGCGCCTCTCCATTCATGTTATCCAGCTTAACATCAGCAACTGCTGCTAATCTACGGCCTTCTTCTACTACATTCTGTAATAGTGTGAATAGTGTTTGGCTTGGTTCTTTATAAGGGAGCGGTAATATGTTGTCTTTAATATTAGAAGATGGAACATCAACGTCTCTCCATTCACCCGGCATGATCGGAGTATCATCACCTTTAATCCTAAGACCCCTAGATTTTAAGCCTCCGGGCAGGTTACTTAGTGTACCTGCATCAATTAACTGTCTGACAATAGAAGTTGCAGATTTAGCAAAGCCACCAATAAGATGAATAAGCCCGTAGCCATAAGCACCGAAACCGGGGATATAAGTATACTGTACAAAGTGTTGCTTAGCTTGTTTAAGAGGGTCATGTTCATCCCAGTTACGTCTAATGGATAAAATCTCTTGTGTACCTTGTTCAATGGTCACAACATACGGCAGGGCTATGCCTGTCTCTTCACCTGAGTCGTCATCAACATCTTCAAACCCAACAAGATCTAACTCAACCTGCATCTCTAGGAGTCTATAGCGGTTGTCATATGTGGCTTTATACCCATCAGCTTCGTCTTTGCGCTTCTGAATATCGTCAAGGTCTTTTGTTGGTTCACCAAGGTCTATATCACGATAGAACTCCGCATACTGTAGCTTCTTAACATCATTCTTGGTTTTACGCATGACATGAGTCAGTCGCTCTGAAGTACGTGCATCAGAGGCTCCATAGGGTATATAAAGATCTTCTGCAGGTACAAACATACTTACCTGACGGTTTAGTGAGGGGTCAAAATATACTTTCTTAAACGCGGCTCCTGCCAATGCTAAGGACCACAACATCTTTTCGTGTTCAGGTCTAAACTCAGTCATTTTTTCCGTAAGCTGGTAGTTCATGTCTTCTACAACACGTTCCGCAGACTTCTGGGTATCAGGGTCATCTTTACCGATTATTCGGGCTTTTACAGGTCCCTGAGCAGGAAATGTTTCAGAGATCATCTCAGACTGAAAGCGGATAGCCGCTTCTGTTAGCATGGGGTGGTATACACCACAAGCGCCTTGCCAAGGTTCTGAACGCTCTTCAATTTTTAAACCTAACAAATCTAAGCCGTCTATATAGGTAGACTCCCACTCTTTACGAGCGTTCTTGTCATTGTTAAAGTCATCCATCAAATCAGCTACTAACGAGGCCATATCCGCCTCATCCATGTACTCCGCGAGGTTCGCATCAAACCCCGGCTCTTGTTCCATCTCTACATCAACTTCAGTATCAATAGGATCCATAGGATCCCCTATATTAACCTCTATTGGTGCTTCATCATCTTCTGTTAAAAAGGGACTCTGCGGTTGCATTGCCTTAAATATGTTGTTTGGGACTTCAGCCATCTGTAGATCCTTAAGTTGTGTTCGTTAATAATAGTTAGCGCGTTTCTTTATCAGCCAGCTGTCCTCATCAATATCCTTATCTTTAGCGGAGCCAATGAAGCCCCCAGACCTAAACCGTGCAAGGGCTAATGTTACAGCATCTACAAAGTCATCATTCCTACCCGATGGAAACGAAGCCACCTCGTCAATCACTTCTTCAGCCCAGCGTGTAGACGGTGCCCAGACTTTACCTGAAGCAAACATATCAGATACTGCATTAAGTCGTGATATCTTATCTTGTCCGCGTGATGGTGTAAACTCTTGTACAGGAATGCCCATACGTCTTAGTTCATATATTAGTGGAGCTCCTGATGCTTTCTTCTCAATAATAACACCATCTGGCTCCCACTCTTGATAAAACTCTAATGTCCGTTGCTTTAAATCAGGGAACTCTAGCCGTTCTCGCCAAGCCTCTAACAGTATTAAGTTCGGTTGGTCCCCATCCTCTGGGTTGTTCCACACACCAAATATCACGATGGCACTATAGTCAGCACTGGTCTTTTTCTCAAACGCCGTATCCATCGACATCAACAGGAAGTCACAGTCAGGTGGCTCTTTCCCCTCCCACTCTCGCCACCACTCTCTCTTAACGATAGCCGTAGACTCAGATGTGGGCTGCTGCTGGTACTGTGCTTGCCATTTGCCGCTAGGTATCTCAGCCTTTACCGCCATTAACTCTTCAATGGGCCAGAACTCAGGCCATAACGGCTTACCACTAGGTAATATAGCTGGGAACTCAATCACCTCCCACTTGTCGCCACCCATTGCTGCAGACTCTAATATCTGCCCTGTCAAGTCACGTAGACTCCAACGAGTCATAACTATAACAATAGCCCCACCGGGCTGTAACCGCTGACGAGGACCAGATGAGTACCAACTATACACCTTATCGTACACTTCAGGATTGTACTGAGCTATAACCGCATCGCCTTCTGAGTGAGGGTCGTCAATTATCAACAGATCCGCACCTTTACCCGTTACAGCACCACTGATACCGATAGCGAAATAGTCCCCTCCCGCGTTTGTGTTCCATCGCCCCGCTGCTTTAGAGTCTGTTTGTAGCCCTACACCCGGAAATATGGACTGATACTCGTCCGACCCTACTAAGTTACGTACCTTACGACCAAAACCTACCGCAAGCTCTGCCGTATGCGAACACTGAATGACCTTTTTCTCTGGAAAGCGCCCTAAAAACCACGCAGGTAACAAGTAAGAAGAGAACTCACTCTTAGTATGACGAGGACCTAAGTTAATAATCAGTCTTTTGCACTCACCATTAGCCACTCGTTCAAATTCTTTCGCTATACGCGCATGGTGCCGCCCATAAATAAAACTAGGCCACACTTCCTGCACAAAAGATAAGAAGCTTGTCTGTGCATCTTCCCTAGCCTTACGCTTTTTTAGCTCTTTTATAAGCTGCGCAAGGTGTATACGGTCAGATTCAGGTAAAGCTGCTAGTTTATCTTTCATCAACAATGCATTAGAGGGTTAAAATAAAGGGCAACAAGCCCTGCAACTAATACCGCCCAACTTATAATCGCTAAACGTACGTCATCTTCAGGCCTCATCATGCACTTCTCCTCCATTAACACTGAAATATATGGGTAAAATAACAGGTAAAAACAACTAACCCTATACCTATTGACATTAGGCCCCAAACAATAACTACTGTCCAATTAGCCTCATCCATCCTCATGCACTTCTCCTCGTAATTCTTCGTCAGTAATCTCTTGTGGGGCTTCTTTAACCTCTCTAGCAACTAAATCCCCTAGTGAATATGTGGCTAATAAGCTTGAAAGCTCTGTCTCTAACTCTTTTGTAGGCTTATCAGTCGTTGCTATTTCTATTTTGGTACTGAACAACCCAATCTCTGACACCTTACCTAGCATCTCTAGGGCTTTTATAGCTAACTTAGGATCTTCACTCTCTGCCAATTCAAACATCTTAAAGATTAGATACTGCCGCATCTTGTTTGTTGCATTGGGGAGATTATAGTCGAACCGTTTTAATAGTTTCTCAAGGGCTTTCGCGGCGCCGGATGTAGTAGGTGCTAGAGGTGCATCGGGCTGTTCAAGAAAAATGCTCAAGGCTTCGTTCTTTTCTTGGGCTGTAAATTCAGGGGGGAGTTTTGTATAAGGTACGCCGTTGTTCAGTAAGAATGCTCTGTCGGCAAACACTTCTTGGGCTTGTAAAAAGGTGCTCTCAGCACTTCGCTCGGATGGAGCTAAAAGGGCTTCTAATTCTAGAATTGTTTCTAATTCAGGATCCATAATATACCAGTATGCGCAGAACTCAAAGGTCCAGATAGTCTCTAGCCTATCATGATTTTCTAAATTTTTGTAGAAAAAATTTTTTGCTTTGGCACTTTATTTAGTGACGGGGGGTGTTTTGGCGGGAGGCGGTGAAAATTGATAAGCTGTGCACAGCTTATCAAAAAATAAATTGGGGGTCAAGGGGAATTTGAATGGGTTAGTACTAAGGGGCTAGGTGTTTTTGAGGAAATTAGGAATTGTTTGTGTGTAACATAGTATAGTACAAAATAGGGACTCCTAATTGAAAAGGGGGGTTGCCCACCCCGTACCCTTCGTAAGTCATTGATTTTTATAGAGTTTTATTAGTTTATTCTACTCCTTATAATATAGACCGTTAGAAACACAATGAATCAATAGTTGACACGATGACACATTGCGAGTATAATAGTTACCAGTTGAATCAATAACGGTTCAACATTTTTAGGGTACATGTACCCAACCATCTTAATAGGACTTAATCAAATGACTACTAACACTAAAAAACAAACTGAAACTTTAACTATTAAACTAACTGCTTTAAGCCTTATAGCCAATAGGCTGTTTGATAACAAGGATATTGAGCTGTTTAAAAAAGAAAGTCTTGCTATTATGGCAACCAATCCAACCCGCGACGCAATTCGCAGTATCGCAAAAGGACTATATACCGACCACAAGCGAGTACAAGCTTTTGAACTATCGACCGTATATTGTAATTGGCTAGATAGTAATGGGACACGCGCCAAAAACTTTGCATCATACCTCGATAGCACTAGCACTATTGAAAAAGTGCGCTTGCTTAGTATTGAAGAGCTAGCGGTTAAGAAGGCGGCATTTGTTAAGGCTGAAAAGGCAAGCAAGGCACTAACCGAAAAAGAGTTACAAGCCGTACAAGATAGGATAAAAGCTGAAGTTTCGGGTACAAGTACCCATGACGCTACACCAGCCAGTAAAAACACTGTTGAGCAACCAACTAAGGTTGCACTCAAACCTGACCTTAAAATAGGTGATGCTAGCCAGAAAAAGGTTGATGCAAGCCTTAACAGCCTTGTTAAGTATCTGAGTCTACCAGAACTGCTAGTTCTGGCAAAAGATATAAACGCCTACGTGGAGCGTGAAACAAAATAGGGTACACGTACCCGAACACCAAGCCCTCGAAAGAGGGCTTTTTTTTGTCTAAAATTCAGCCACGCGCCGAATTTGATACCTGTTTCTTTTACTAAACTAAGCTATGCGATTTAAGCGAAGTAGCATGCCCTTTACGCGTCGATAATAAAAAAGTGCTACATTGCCCTAAATGAGCCTTAAATCGCTTTATAAAGAACATGCTAGTTGTCTGTAATGTGTATGCGTGATGGTGATGTTTAGCATAAGGATAGTGAGTAGGTGAGAAACTCGTGTAACAGAAAATAGGGCGCAATGCATTGACAATGAACAACTAAAATTCCTGTGAGCCCAGCAGTGGTGAGGGGTAGAAAAAAAAGGTCTTATTATTATTATTATTATTATAATATATATATAGAGAGAAAAGTTTTTCAAAATTTCTTCTTTTTCCCTGTGTAGTAGGTGTCACAGGGGAATATATGTTTTTTTACTTCTTTTTGTTCTTCCTCTCTCATAATTCCAAATCTTTAATAACGCTATTTTTTGCCTTACCTACTCCGTCACAAGCCCATTCTACGTGCCCTTACAGAATTTTTAGTTGTTCATTGTCAACGTATATCTTGATTTTTATGTGACACGTGTACTACAATTACAGCCTCAAAACACCCCAAAAGGACAAATCAAATGCAACCTATAAAAAGAACAGCACAATACTACTTAGGACTATCTGAAGCATCAAGATTAAATAGAATTCATGCGAATGAATACAGACGGTATAAATACGCTTTAAGCAAACAAGCAGAGAGGGAAAAGAAAGAGCTGCAAAAAAGACTGTCGATGCAAGAACAGATAGAGAAAAGAGATAGACGTAATGCAGTAATAGATGAACTAACAGCACTGGCTAACTATATATACACTAACCCTAACACTGGCAAAGAGACCCTACTACTTAAACATTACGTAAAGACGGCGATAGAAGATGCAATATCGGGTACACGTACCCAAGACAAAGAACGGCGACTGCAAGCACGAGCGCAACCACTAACACAAGAGCAACTGAAGCACCACTTATACTACGACCCAGAGGAAGGCACATTTGAGTGGCAAACAGGCTCACTAGCAGGTCAAAGAGCAGGTAGAGTAGTAATGCCACCAACTAAGCCACCAAGTAAGCATACAAAACAGCCCAATGCAAAGGCAAAGGACAAGAGCAAACTACCACGCAAGCCAGCAAGGTTGTCAGGTTATCATATGGTGAATGAGGAGGCGTATTTAACAGCACAAGCACAAGCACAAGCACAAGCACAGAATCAGAACCAGAACCAGAAAGAACCCCAAACGGACATATACCGACTGTTCTATGCAAAGAAAGCACCACAAGGAGCGACAGACGAGCTGATAAGAGTGCCATACTACCTTAAAAAGAACAATCCATACGTACGCATAGTGTTGTTAGGGAAAGAATACACTGCCAATCAACTAGCATACCTTTATATGGGTGCAGGAGGCGACTGGAACTACACTCGCGGCATTGATAACGCATACAGGGTAAATACCACCATAGCACCAGAGGGTCTGAAGCTATACGACCACAAGACCAACAAGCCCAGACGCAAGCCATGCAGGGACGGCGACCCACTCAACTTAAGATGGGACAACATCAAGCCTGACGCTGTCAGTACGGCGACTATAACTAAAGACCCTACATTAAAGAAGCAGGTGCGCGCACGTGCGTGTAAGAGAGTGTATGGGCACACACGCAACATAAAGCATATTAAAGGGCAATGGGTGGTGCAAGGAGTGGTAGAGAGAGGCAAGATACCTGACTTTTATGCGTGGAGTGAGGCTGATGCCATACGAGAGTTCGAGAAACGAGTAGCTAAGCTGAAAGGGTTCAAACAGAAGCTAAGGAACGGCGACATATTGGTGACAAAGAAACAGGTCTCTAAAGAAAGCAAGTAAAAACAGGGGAATCCCCATTCCCCTAAATAAAAGCTAAATAAATCAAGGACTTGACACACACTAGGAAAGGGCGTATAATATGTCCTGTAGTTTGAAGAAAGAGAAGAAAGATTCGCTCCCTTAAGGAGCTGACCACTAACTCGGGTACAAGTACCCATAACACTTATTAATAGGAATACGACAATGAAAACAAAAAATTCAGTAACTGCTTTAATAAAAGCAATGAACAGAAAAAACGATGCTGAAAGAGCATCAGAACTTCACCGTATTGACGGTGAGATTAAGGCTTTAGAAGCGGACATTCTAAATGAAAGAAGGGATTCATCTACGGTTTACTGTGGTTGGGGAACCCAACACGACCATCTCATGGAAGAGTGGAAGGAGATTAAATATGGATATTATGTATGGGACGAAAACAAGGAGGAAATTGTATTGGAGGTATAACCCTAACCAGCGTAGTAACACATACAAAGAAACAGTCGCTTAGAAACACCACAAACAGAAGAAGAGTGGGAGTATTGGGACGTGTGTGCGTTCTTTACTGTAGAGATGGAAGAAGAATAAGTTGGGTACAAGTACCCATAACAACACTTAATAGGACACAGACAATGAATGAGCAACAAGCATTAGAACAATTAAAAACTTTATGTGATGAACATAAAGGGGACATAGAGAGCGTACACTTATATGCAGACAGACTGCTGTGCAAATTGCTTGAAGCTGAGTACCCCAACTTAGTAAAAGAGTATAAAGCATTACCTAAATGGTATGCGTAGGAGCAAACGATGAACTATAACGAATTATCAGACGAGGCAAAGGAACATGCCTTTGAGAGCTTTAAAAACAGGGAGCTCTATGACAACCATTGGGCACATCATGTGCTCGAAGACTGGGTGGAAAGGCTAGGAGCAATAGGCATTGATACGGAGGTGTATGATATGCACTTCACAGGCTTTCACTCACAGGGAGATGGTGCTAGTTTTGAAGGTGTTATAAACTTAAAAGAGTTTCTTGAGGCACACCCTGATTTAAAGAAGAATCATGCTGAGCTGTACCTAAGCACAGTACCGTTTGATACATTGTCAGACGACTATGGTGAGTACACCTTACTCTTACGAAAAACACAGCACCATAGTTATTACCACGAGAACACTATAACGCTTGAGTGGGAGATATGGACTAATGACTTAGGTAAGTTCGATGACATAATGACTCAGGCTGAGCCTGACATATTAGAGCAATGCAGAGAGCATATGCGGCAACTGTACCGTGAGCTGGAGAACGCTTATGAGTATGAGTTTTCTATGGATAACTTCTTTGAAGGTGTGGAATACATGGACTTTGAAGAGGACGGGTCGCTATCATGACTAAGGAAGAGCGTGAGAAAATATCAGATATATTGATAGAGCGTATGCTAGAAGAGAATAGTATAGCATGGTCTGACCTTAGTATTGACCTTAAGACTGACTTGTATATAAGATTTTATCTAAACAAATATAGCGATGAAAAACTGATAGCTGAGCTATTGGGAGTAGACGATGACAAGTGAAGAGCGTGAGAAAATATCAGAGATGTTATTAGAGCGTATGCTAAAAGCAGCGAATAGCTATGCCCCCATAGCTGATGAAACGGAATTTACTGAGCGGTGTAAAAACTTTATAGCAACTAAAACAGATGAAACCTTATTAACCCTACTACTAAAAGGAAACCCCTATGTACTCAGCACAACAGAACGCACACGGTAACATCATAGTGTGCAAAGGAACAGATGTAAGAAACAGCTATAGAATTATAGCGACAGGAACGTACCAAGAAATGTTAGCATTAAAAAATAGTTAAATGTGTGACCTAAGCTGGGTAGGTGAATAAGCCCAGACGCCGTATATCTGTGAGTGGGCGTTTGAATTAACCGCAGAGGTATCAGGCAGGGCAGCCTATTATATGTACGTTTTACCGCCTTGTGCTGATACACCCCAACCATTGGGTACTTGTACCCAACCACACAACTAACAGGATAAAAACATGAAAGCACAACAAGAGATACGAACAGAACAAGAAACACGCCTACGTAGTGAGGCATTGAACCGCATTATGAAACAACATGAGGAAGAGGTGGACATACTGGCAGACTATGTAGACCACTATAGAAACATCTGTGCAGGGTTGGTGTTAGCCCTTGTGTTATCCCTATCAGGTGCAGGGTATTGCCTGTACTATTTAAGTAAGCCTTGTGAGAAGCCTGTGCAAATGGCTAAGGTTGAGAAAGTTAAGAAAGGAGGTGAACAATATGTTCTAACCCCTTGACATATAAGGAGTTTTACTGTATAATATGTACCAGTAGTTGAGTAAAGCCTCGCCCCCTTAAGGGGCTGACGAATCGGGTACAAGTACCCCATAACCTTTAGGAGAATCAAATGAGAAACATAACATCATTAGCGGCTGACCACTTTCATAGTGGGGCATATTTTAGTCGGGGTAATACAAAGGTTACTGTAGAAGGTAACGTAATTAAATTGTTATTGCATGGCAACTGCATAGCACAGCGTACACCTCTAGCTTATACCATCACCAACTGCGGTTGGTTCACACCCACTACTAAGGAACGGTTGAATGGGTTAGCTGGTGTGAGCATAGTACAGAAAAAAGGAGTTTGGTATTTAAACGGTGAGTATTGGGACGGTGAGAATATTATTATTGGGTGTATGTCATGAGCGAGTTAAAGATTATAACTGATAACAAATACCGCCCTGTGTTGTATTGGTACGACCTATTGCCAAAAGAGCAGGAGGAGTATGCGTATCTTAATGACAGCGAGAGCGGAGAAGATGTAAACGATTGTTCGTTCTTTAGAT